CGGCATCGAACTGGACGAGCGGACGAAGGAACCGCGGTACTACCACCTGCTGAAGAACCATCCCGGCGACATGTTCGTCCAGCAGATTCTGGAGTTTGACCGCATTCCGGCCTCGCAGATCATCCACCTGCTGAACCGCGACCGCCCCGGCCAGCAGCGTGGCATTCCTGAGTTGACGCCCGCCCTGCCCCTGTTCGCACAGTTGCGGCGGTTCACCCTGGCCATTTTGGAAAGCGCCGAGGCGTCGGCGAACATCGCCGGCATCCTGAAGACCACATCGCCACCGGAGCAGGCTGCGGCTCTAGAGCCGTTTTCGCCGGTGCGACTAAATCGCGGCTCGTTCGTCGCGATGCCAGACGGCTGGGAAATGCAGCAGGCAGTGCAGGCTGGACCGTCAACGACGCACAAGATGTACGTGGACGGTCTGTTGAACGAGTGCGCGCGATGCCTGAACATGCCTTTCAACGTCGCCGCCTGCAACAGCGCGTCCTACAACTACGCGAGCGGGCGGCTCGACTACCAGATTTATCACAAGAGCATCCGCGTGATGCGCTCGCTGATCGAGCGCCGCGTGTTGCAGAAAATCTTTTCTGCGTGGCTCGAGGAAGCCGTGTTGATCCCCGGCGTCGTCCCAGACTCTGCCGGCCCATCGAGCGAGTGGACGATGCGGTGGGCATGGGACTCGGGCGAGCATGTTGACCCGCTGAAGGAAGCCAGCGCGATCGCGCTTCGTTTGGCAAATAACACAACTACCCTGGCGACCGAATACGCTAAGTTCGGTCGCGATTGGAAAGTCGAACTGCGGCAACGGGCCGCAGAGATCGAATTTGCCAAGTCTCTCGGCATCGAGATCAATGTCGAAACGCAGCCGCAAAATCAGCAGCAAGCAGCCAACCTTGATTGAGGCTGGCGACGCCGGCGAGTCGCTGACGCTGTGCGCGGATCTCAACATCCACGCCTCGGCTGGTCAGGAGTCTTCGTCTCGCCGTTTCGACATGGTCGCCTATACGGGCGCCCCGATGTCGATCCGCGGCTACCGCGCCGCTGTCGTGGTCGATCTGGCGGGCCTGAACGTCCCCAGCCAGAACCGCCCGATCCTTCTCGATCACGCCTCCGACGTCGAGTCGATTGCCGGCCAGAGCGACTCGATATCGGTCGTGGACGGCAAACTTCGCGTGGCCGGCGAGATCATGGCTGGCAACGGTCGGATCGACAACGTCTTGAGCCTAGCGTCGCGCGGTTTCCGGTGGCAGGCGTCGATTGGCGCCCGCCCCGAGCGCGTCGAGGAACTCCGCGCCGGCGACACGGCAATCGTAAACGGACAGGAAGTTCGCGGCCCGCTGAACATCGTGCGGCAGGCCACGCTTCGTGAGATTTCCATCGTCGCGATGGGCGCCGATGACCGCACCGCCACCAGCCTCGCGGCATCCGCCGCCACACAGGAGATCGAGAACATGTCTGACGAAAACGTGAAGGCCGAGGCCGATGTCATCGCCGCCGCCGCCGCCCCCGCCCCCGTCGCCCCGGCCACCGTCGCCGACGCGAACGCCGAAATTCTGGCCGCAATTTCCGCACTTCAGAAGGAGATCACCGAGGTGAAGTTGTCCAACGTCCGCGACTCGCGCCCCGCCGCCCCGTCTGTTCATGTCGAGGCTGGCCCGACGACCGAAGTTCTTGAGGCTGCGTTCGCCGTTGGCGCCGGCCTCCCCAACGTGGAGGCGGCATTCGCCGCCGACACGCTCGAGGCTGCGAACAAGCACTACCGTCGCGGCGTCGGCCTGCAAGAGATGCTGATCGAGGCCGCGCGGATGCACGGCTACCGTGGCCGCGCCGCGGTGAACGACGACACGCTCGGCGACCTCCTGAAGGCGTCGTTCAGCACCGCGTCGATCCCCGGCCTGCTGTCGAACGTGGCCCACAAGTTCCTTCTGTCGTCGTTCAACGCCGTCGATCAGTCGTGGCGGCAGGTGGCGACGACCCGCCCCGTCAGCGACTTCAAGACGTATTCCTCGTACCGTCTCACGGGCGGCATGACGATGGAGAAGGTCGGTGCCGGCGGCGAGATCAAGCACGGCACCCTTGGCGAGGTTGCGTACACCAACAGCGCCGAGAGCTACGGGAAAATGTTGACGATTTCCCGTCAAATGTTGATCAACGACGACCTCGGGGCGCTGACGCAACTGCCGGCCCGCCTGGGCCGCGGTGCCGCCCTGGCGTTCAACTCGGTGTTCTGGAGCGAGTTCCTCGCGGACAACTCCACGTTCTACACGACCGCCCGCGGCAACTACTTCAGCGGCGCCGACTCGGCTCTGGCTGTGGATAGCCTGACGAAGGCCGAGCGGCTGTTCATGGAGCAGGTCGATCCGGACGGCAACCCGATGGCGATCTCGCCGGCGATCCTGCTGGTGCCGCCTTCGCTCTACGTGCCGGCGACCACGCTGATGCGTTCGACCGAGATTCGCGACACCAACGCGAACAACAAGTACCCGACGATCAACCCGCACAGCGGCAAGTTCTCGGTGGTGCAGACCACCTACCTGAACACCGCCAGCGTGTCAGGAGGGTCTTCGACCGCGTGGTTCCTTCTTGCCAACCCCGGCGACATGAGTGCCATCGAGGTCGCGTTCCTGAACGGCAACGAAACCCCCATCGTCGAGCAGGCGTCGGCCTCGTTCGAGACGCTCGGCATCCAGATGCGGGCGTATTGGGATTGGGGCGCCAAGAAGCAGGAATACCGTGCCGCCGTGAAGTCCAAGGGTGCCGCCTGACGCGGCGCCTGACGTCATCATTAACAGACCCCCCGTAGACTAGGAGAATCGCAGAATGGCTCAATTCGTTTCCGCCGGCGAGAAGATCGACTACACGCCGTCCGCGGCCACGACCGCCGGAACGGTCGTCGTGCAGGGCGACGTTCTCGGCATCACGATGGTGGACATCGCCGCGAACGTGAAGGGTGCGCTCTCGACCGAGGGCATCTGGGCGGTCGAGAAGGCCGCGGTGAGCGTCGCCATCGGCGACAAACTGTGGTGGGACGCGACCAACAAGGTCGTCACGAACGTCAAGGGGTCGAACACCGTCCTCGCCGGCAAGGCGGTTTCGGTTGCCGCCAGCGGCGACGCCACCGTGAACGTCCTTCTGAACGAAGGCCCGTCTGCCTGACGAGGTGGATTGTGGCTGACATGTTCGCCGCAGCCGCTGTCTGGCTTGACCAGCAGCGGTGCGACCACCTGTCGCGCACCGTCACGCTGAACGGCGCTGACGGCGTGTGCGTCGAACTGCCAGCCGGCATCGGCTCAAGCGAATACGAGACGACGAACGAGTACGGTGCGATTGAGCGGTGGGAGTCGAGAGACTACATCGTCAGCCGCGCCGACCTGCCCCGCCTCCCGGTCGCCGGCGACCTGATCGTTGAAGCGCAGGACGGTCGCAGGGCAACGTATCAGGTCACCGCGCCCCGCGGCATGCCCGTCTGGAATCCGTCCGACAGTTACGGGATCGCGCTGGCGATCCACACCTCTTTGGTGGAGGCCCGCTAGTGCCGTTCTACGCGATCCCCAAGGGAAGCAGCCCCGTCATCGCTGGCTCTGGCGCACCTGCGTCTGGGCTTGGCAACGTCGGCGACCTTTACATCGACACGACTGCGAAGGCGCTCTACGGGCCGAAGTTGTCCACGGGTTGGGGTTCCCCGACGTCGCTCGTCGGCGCCACCGGCGCGACGGGGCCGCAGGGGCCGGCTGGCCCGCCCACCACAGACGCGAGCCTGCTAGCGAGCGGCACGCTGCCAGACGCCAGGCTGTCCTCGAGCGTGGTGACCGTCGATGGCAGCGGAAAGGTGCCGTCCAGCCTGCTGCCGTCCTACGTGGACGACGTTGTCGAAACTGCCTCAACGCCAACAGGAACAGGCGAAACTGGGAAGATTTATGTCGCGCTGGATACCGGCAAGTGTTACCGCTGGTCTGGCAGCGTCTACGTAGAGGTGTCGCCGTCTTCGGTGGCCTCGGTCGCCGGCAAGACGGGGGTGGTGACGCTCACCGCGTCCGACTGCGGCGCTGCTGCGGCTTCGCACACTCACACGCTATCTGAGATTGCCGACGCTGGCACCGCTGCGGCGAAGGCTGTCCCTGCCTCTGGTAACGCCAGCAGCACCCAGGTCGTCCTTGGCAGCGACACGCGGCTGACGGACTCGCGCGCTCCGACAAGCCACGCGCACGGGTCGATCACTAATCAAGGCACCATCGGGTCTGGCGACGAGATTCTCGTCACCATCGCTGGCGGCGCCATCACAACGGCGTCATCGCTTGCTGAGACGCAGACCTACATATCAGACCTGTCTACCTCAAACATTCAGACAGACGACTACCTAGGCGGCGTCATTTCCAGCATTGATGGCGCACTTACATACACAAACGGACAGGTAAGCGGCCTTAACACGACAGTCTCGTCGTTGAACAGCAGCGTCTCGGCGCTCCAGACTGCCGACACGTATACGCCAGGCTATGACGGGGTTGCAGACGCCAACGATTGGGCGAGCCGCGTGAGCGCGCAGAGCGCTTCTGTTTCGACGGCGACACGCGCCGCGGTGACCAGATTTTGCGTAGCCATCGCGGCTGCTGGCCTGCGAAGCAAAATATGGCGAGCGAACGTCTTCGCGGGGAACACCATCGCCGCTGCGATGGTGCCTATCTACCGCGGCCCGAGCCGAAGCGGCACGCAATATGGCGGCACCATCGACACGAACAACAACTTCTCGTCCGCGTCGTGGACGGAAGCCGGAGGTTTGGTCGGCAACGGCTCGACGCGCTATCTGACGCTGGGGACGTTTGCGGAGTTGCGAACTGATTGGGCGACGGGCCACCTGGGCATCGACTACACGGGCGCGGACGCGACGGCCCGCTACATCGCGGGAGGATTTTTCAACGAGGGGATCACCTCGCCGCGCGGCTGGTACACGATCTGGGGGAGCACGTCGGGTTTCAACGGCGCCTGGGGCAACCCGACCAAGTTCGGGTTCACACAGGCCGCCAACCTGAAGGTCGTGAACCGCTCGTCCTCGACTAGCCTGTGGTTTTATGAGTCCGGCGAGCGTGTCGTCACCGAGACGGTGACCGCGAACACGTCAACCGTTCAGCCAGGAGGCCAGTTTTGCGTGATGGCGGCCTCCTACACGAACGTCTCGGGCGGAGTCCCGACGACCAGCGTGAACGGCTACCAGCCCGCCGTCGGCACATGCCGAGGCTACACGATTGGCGATGCCCTTACTCAATTTCAGGCATATGCCTTCGGTGCCGCGTGGTTGAGGTTGCAACAGGAGCTCGGCCGCGCATGACACTAGTTGATTTGATCGGCACCATGCCAATTTCCTACAGCGATTCCATCGGGCTTGCGCTTGTGTTCGACACAACAGTCGCGGCCAGGATCGCTGAAGTTCAGGATTCGCATGCATGCCCGTGGCTGCGGGTGTCCCCAGTTCCGCTATCTGACGGTCGCATGATGCTCTGCGGCG